GTGTGGATCAAGAATCTGCCCGGAGGCGATGACATCGACGGCGCATGCACGTTCAAGCTCGCCATCGACACGAACATCGAGATTGACTATCTGCTTAGCCAGGGCGGGCGGTCGCTGAAATACAACCTCGACCCAACGATGATGATTAAAGAGCCAACTATGGGCGCTGGCGGGACGTTGGTGAAGGGAGGCGGTAACGCAATCGTGGTTGGGCCGGATGGCGACGCCAAGATGCTGGAAATGACTGGAGGCTCTATCGATGCCCTTCTCGAATTCGTGCGCCTTGCTCGGCAAGTCGGGCTCGAGTCGATCCACGGCAACAAGGCGGACGCAGACAAGATCGCCGCGGCACAATCCGGCCGCGCTATGGAACTGATGAACCAGGCGCTTATCTGGCTCGCTGACAAGCTGCGCATCAGCTACGGTGAAAAGGGCTTGCTCTCGCTCTACAAGATGATTGCGAAGGCATCCCAAAAAACCGGCCTGAAGGATTCCAACGGAAAGGACATCGCGCCCATTTCGACGGATGAGCCGTTGGCGCTCAAGTGGCCTAATTGGTACGCGCCAACGTTCACCGACAAAACGAACGAGGCTAGCACCCTGTCGTCGCTCACCACGAGCGGAATTCTCTCGAAGGAAACCGCAACGGAATCCATCGCTGACCAATACGACATCGAAGACGTTCCCGCCGAACTGGCGAAGATCGCAATCGAGCAGAAAGCCGCAGCAGACGCAGCGGTTGCCCTCGCAGTAGCAACCAAGCCCGTCCCGGATTCAACCGGCGACTAACACCGCGCACGATGCGCAACACCGAACGGCCCGCTAGATGCGGGCTTTATTCATTTCTATAGGATCGGGCTGAAGCCCATACCAACTATGCGCATTTCTTCCTTACTCGCTCACCTTCTCGGCTTCTCCCTCGCTCGCTCGTATGTCGATGACCCGGACGCTGGCGGCGGTGGCGATGCAGCCGCCGCTGCTGCTGCCGCTGCTCGTGCAGCGAACCCGCCCCGTGAATCGTTCTCGCGTGAGTACGTATCTGAAATCCGCGAAGAGGCCAAGTCATGGCGCGTCAAGTTCCAAGAGCGTGATGTGGCGCTCAAGGAAGCGAGCGAAAAACTCACCGTTGCCGAGAAGGCCGCTCAAGAGGCTGGCACGAAAGCTGAACAGGCGGCAAATGAGCGCGTGATGCGTGCCGAACTGAAGGCCGTCGCACTCAAACATGGCGTGGTCGATATGGACCTGTTGAAGCTTATGGACCTTTCGGCGGTCAAGTTGCTGGAAAACGGCGACATCGAAGGGGCTGACGCTCTGTTCGAAGCCGCGAAGAAATCGAAGCCGCATTTCTTCGGAGCGGTATCGACAAGTTCGACCGCCAAGACTCCGCCAGTTGGCGACCCAAAGGTTACGGATGCGCGCAAGCAGACGCCTGAAGAATACGCCGCCTCGAAGGCCGCATATCTGAAGGCGAACAAGTAACAGCCTGATCCTTCCGCAACAAATCGAGTAGTTCCCCTGTAAATAGCGGCCCGCCAATGTGCGGGCCGTTTCCATTTGAAGGCATCACAATGGGTATTCAAGCATTCCCGGCCGCGCTCGTCCCGGCTATCCAAACCGGCATGTTGGCGCGTGAATTCGAAACGGGCCTGCAATCGGTCCTGACGTATCGCGAAGTTGCAGACCGCGAAATCTTCCCGGCCGCCATCGGTGAAACGCTCACCAAGACGCGCAAGGGTTTGAAGACGCCAGTTACCACGCCGCTGGTTCCCTCGACCAATACCAATCTAGACAACGGCTTGACGCCGAGCGGATGGACAATCGAGCAATACACGCTTGCGGTCAACATGTACGGCGATACCATCGATCTGAACATGGTCACGTCGCGCGTTGCCATCGCATCGCAGTTCTTGCAGAACGCGAACACGAACGGCATCCAGGCGATGCAGTCTGTTGATCGGATCGCGCGCAACGTGATTTTCGGCGCGTACCTGTCGGGCAACACCCGCGTGCGCGTCACGCTCGGCTCTGCTGGCGCAACCGTTTCGGTGGATGACATTCGCGGCTTCCAAACCGCGTTTTCGAACGGCATTCAAGTGCCCGTTTCGTCCAGCTTCCCGCTTACCGTCACCGTTGGCTCGGATGTCTACACGCTGACCGGCGCGACCGCTGACGGCACCAACGTGTCTACGGCTTTCGGCGGTATCTCGGGAACGCTGACGTTCACCACGAACGTGACCGTGGCCGATGGAACGTTGAATCAGCCGGTGGTCGCTGCTGTCGGTTCGTCCATTTTCCGCCCGAACAACCGCGCTACCTGCGCGCAACTCGTGGCTGGCGACACAATCACCATTGCGGTCCTGTTGAACGCCGTTGCGACACTGCGTTCGAACCGCGTCCCGACGATTCGAGGTCTGTACAACGCGTATCTGGATGACCGCCAAATCATCGGCCTGTTCGCTGACCCGGAATTCCAACTGCTCTACCGTGGTCAGTACGCATCCACCGCGTACCAACAAGGCCAGGTGATGGAAATGGTCGGCATGCGCATCATCCCGACAACGGAAGCGCCGCAGCAAGCATCGCTCGGCGCTGGCGTGATCCACCGCGCACTCGTGTGCGGCCAGGGCGCAATGATCGAGGGCGACTTCGCGGAAACCGGCTACAGCGATGTGGCGGGCGACGAAGGCTTGGTCGAAATGCTCGACGGCGTGGCGATGGTGACTCGTGAACCGCTCGACCGCTTGAAGCAAATCGTGGCGCAATCGTGGTACTGGATCGGCGGCTTTGCTGTGCCGACCGACATCACCGCTACGACCAACATTATCCCGACCGCGACGAATTCGTACTTCAAACGCGGCGTGATTGTCGAATCGCTGTAATCGACCCGTAGCGATGTGGGCGCGCTTCCAATGGTGAAGCGCGCCCCGCCCCACACATTCCCAGGACAGAACATGGCAACGAAAAAGCCAGTCGCAACGACTGATGCAGAAATTCCAGAAAGCGTAAAGCTTGCCGCTCCGCACGGCTTCTATGACGAAGCGGGCGAACTGCAAGCATGGTTGCAAAACGAAGTCGTCACCGATGCAAAAGACATCGCATTGCTGATCGAGCGCGGCGCACGCCTGTTCGGTATCGGTGATGAGCCAGCGGAACCCGCTAAGGCGGCGTAATGGCCTCGCTAACCGATGCGCAATTGGTGGACTGTCGGCGGTTCTGTGGTTTCCCATTGTTCGGCGGTCAACCGGTGCAGGCGTTCGGTTATCGCTTCTTTCAGTGGTACGGAACGCTCGAATTCCGCATGAACAACATGGACCCGGCCGAAACGGTTGTCGTGACGAACTATCTCACGCAATTGAACCTGCTGGAAACCGCGATTTACGGAACGTCCGCGAATCTCGATACCGATGTTGCCGCCGTCTGGACGCACAACAAAAACGAGCAGCGCGACCGCGAAGCGTTGTTTGACTCGCAACGCCGCCGTTTGTGCGCGTTCTTTGGCATCCCGCCCGGTCCCGGCTTGAAAGCTGTTTCCAGCGGAATCAGTTTTGAGGTCTAAATGGACGGCGCGACCCTGCAAGGAAAGATTTACGAAGGCTACGCCAAGGCCGCTATTCGGCTCGGCTTGCCCTTCGCGCAGTATCGCCCTAGCGGAGCTAACAACCCGGTAACAGGAGCGCCGCTGAACGCCTCCATGCTCGCATCGTTCAATGCGGAGGATATGAAGTACGGACGGCCGAATAAATACGGCAAGGCGACGTGGTATTGCTTGGCCGATGGAACGCAACTCGCGGTGTTCGATTATCTCGTCGGCGCGAGCGGAACGTACTTCATCGCGGCTATGCAACCGCTGCTGCCGATCCTGGCCGTTGAGTGCAATCGCACTGTGAGCGTGACGCGCCCGCAGCTACAAACGCAAGTCGGCGGCCTCACGGATTACGAAGGCACCACGGCGGTGAACGAAACGCCGCTCATGGCTGGCTGGCCCGCGTCAATCCTGCAAGGGAGCAAGGGCGAGAAAGGCGAAATCGTTTTGCCCGGTGACGTTCGCAACGCATGGTGGATCGTGCTGTTTCCTTCGACCCCTAGCGTAGTTCTGCGCTCTGGCGACTTGATATATGACGACAACAATCGGCGCTACATCATTTCGAGTGCGGAACTTACCGACCTCGGCTGGCGATTAACCGCGCTCCAAGGACAAACATAAAATGCCGAGTCTTTACCCGCCCGTCAATGGGCCGTTTACCAAAACGGTGAACAAAAACACGTACACGTCTGCCGGTCAATATCAGCCCGTCACGGTGATTATCCCGGCCGATGTTCATTCGCTTCAAGAGGCCGGATGGCTCGACGTGACAGTCTGCCCAACGCCCAACATGACAACCAGCCGATAAAAATATGGCTGATCTAAGCGACGTTCAAAACGTGCTGGTCGGCCTAGTCGCTGGCTGGCTGTACCCGGTCACAAGCTCGGGTAACTCGGTGCTCGGCTTCCCCGTCCGAATCGGTCAGGGCTGGCCTACTGCCGCGCAGATGGACCCCGATCTATACGATGGGATTGCGAACATTTCCATCTATGCCACGGCGAACGAGCGCAAGACCACACGCTTTGTGCAAGGGTGGCAACAGCTATCGAGCAACGCGCCCACGCTGACGTTAAATTCGGTCGGGCAAGTCATCACAGTAGCCGGGACGAATCCCGCGCCCTACTCTCAACAAAACTGCGCTGTGTTCGTGAATGGTGAGCCGTTCACATACGCGGTTCAGGCAGGCGACACGCCCGCCATCATAGCGAGCGCTCTAGCCGCCGTGATTGCGATTGTTATCCCCGGTACGGTTTCGTCTAGCGGGACGATCACGCTACCCGCTGGCGCGCGCATCGGCGCTTTGCGTGTCGGGGGAACGGGAACGGCGGTTAGGGTCGTGCGGAATCAGTGCCGATTGTTCCAGATAATCATTTGGGCCTCGACATCGACGCAGCGAACGGCGATTGCAAACCTGATTGACCCGCTCCTGGCGGACATGCCTCGCATTGCGATGCCTGACGGCTTATACGCAAAGCTGTCGTATCACGATAGCCCGCAAATCGACCTTGGCGAAAAGGCCCGATTGTTCCGGCGCGATCTGCGCTACATGGTTGATTTTTCGACCACGAAGCAAATGGGCACGGCACAAGTCATCGTCGGCACAACGATCATTTCCGATACGTTCGGCAACCTCATCAAAACAATCAATTCATAGGGCATCTATGGCAAAGGCTCAAGCGCCGCAGTTCAGTTTTGAACTCGTGGTGATTCACCCATTTGGCGACCACGAACGCGGAACGCGAATCAGCGAACCGGACGTTATCAAGGCCGTTCTCGAAGGCGACAACGCGCACCACTGCAACAAGGTCGCAAAGCCGCAGTAATCCACCAACGAATGATCAGGAAGCCCGCTATATGCGGGCTTTTTGCATTGGAGAAACGACTTGCCCATTTATCAAGCTGGCGCACTGAATACCACGGCGCTTAGCGCGCCTGGTGTGTACCTTCAAATCCAACCGCCGCCCCTCATCATCAACGGCGTACCGTCCAACCTGCTCGGGCTCGTCGGTGTCGCTTCTTGGGGTCCGGTCAACGCGCCTACCCTAGTCGGCTCGCCGGGTGACGTGACGCAGTACATCGGCGCGAACACCGTCCGCAAGTACGACCTTGCGACCGCGTGCGAAGTCGCGTTCAAGTTTGGCGCAACGGCGATTCAGTATGTGCGCGTCACAGACAGCACGGACACGGCCGCATCGCTCACGCTGAAAGACACCTTTTCGACGCCCGCAACTGGCGCGACGTTGACGGGCTTCTATACCGGAACAATCGGCAATACGATCACTGCTGGCGTAGTCGCAGGCTCGGCGGCGAATACGTTCAAGCTGACAATCCAACGCCCAGGCGCTACAGCAGAAGTATTCGACAACATTCCAGGATCGTCCGCGTCTGTTTTCTGGCCCGCTCTCGTTAGCGCGGTGAACAACGGCCAAAGCTCGGGCCGTGGTCCGTCGCAAATGGTGGTCGCATCCATCGGCGTGGCAACTGCGCTTCCCAACATCGTGACCGTCTACACCGCGTCTGGTGGCCTCGACGGAGCTACGACGATGACTGACGCTCTGTTGGTCGGTACGGACGGCGTAGGGACCGCGAAAAAGGGCATGTACGCGCTTCGTGGAACCGGCTGTCAGGTCGGGACGCTGATCGATCACACAGATTCTACCGCCTGGGCTTCGATCCTCGCGTACGGCTTGTCTGAAGGCACGTACATGGGCGTGCAATCGCCCAACGGGTCGAATTACAGCGCCACGAGCACGCTGTTGAATACGGCGGGCGCTGACGGGTACGGAATCAAGACCTTCGTCGGCGACTGGATCACGTATTACGACAACACCAACGGGCAGAACCGAACGATTGCCCCGGCTACCGTTTGGGCGGCTCTGCAATCGGGTCTTTCGCCTGAACAGTCTTCGCTCAACAAACCGATGCTTGGGTTCGTCGGCACGCAGCGGGTAGCGCAGAAGCAGCCGTATAGCTCTGCTGAAATCGGCGCAATCAAAACCGCTCGTCTGGATGTGATCACCAACCCGTCGCCGGGCGGCAATTACTACGCGTGTCAAACCGGGGTCAATTCGTCCAGCACGAACGGGCAGAACGGCGACACTTACACGCGGATGACGAATTACCTTGCGCTGACGCTCGCGTCTGCGTTCGGCACCGTCATTGGTAAGAACCAGACATCGGACCTTCGTTTGAGTGCTCAAAACGCGATGCAGGCGTTTTTGACCACGCTCTGGCGCGCGAAGATGATTGGCGATTCTAACAATTCGGCAAACGTCCCGTTCACCGTCGAAATCGACGCCGCGAACAATCCCGCCGCAGCGGTCGCGAATGGCTACATGACGGCGAACGTTGCCGTTAAGTTTTGGGCTGTCGTCTTCTACTTCGTCATCAACCTGCAAGGCGGCCAAACGGTCGTTATTCAGTCCACGTCGAAGCCCAACACGGGCATTTAACACGCCAGCGTCACAGCAACTAGCCCGCCAATAGTGCGGGCTTTTTTGCGTCCATGCAAAACGTACACGAGAGCAAAACATGCCTTTAAACGGCTTTACCGTTGGTCGCGACGTATCGACCAATATCCAGACGCCTAGCGGCGCGCTGACGCTCGGCGGCCTCACCAAGTTCACGTCCAAGCCGGAAACGACCGACAAGAAAGTGAAGCTGCTGAACGGTCGCACGAAGCACCTGATTTTCCCCGATGGATGGGTCGGCTCATTCGAATGCGAGCGGCAAGACTCGACTATCGATGACTTCATTGCCGCGCAGGAAGCGAACTACTACGCAGGGCAAAACCTGCTGCCTTCGACCATCACCGAAACCATCAACGAGGTTAGCGGTGCGGTCACTCAATACCAATACGTTGGCGTGATCTTCAAGCTTGAAGACGCTGGCGACTTCGCAGGCGATGAAACCGTTAAGCAAAAGCTGACGTTCATGGCTGAAACCCGTATCAAACTGGCCTAAACATGACGACTCTTAACGTCCGCAGCAACAAGAAGCAAACCGCCGAAACGCCGTCTGAACAGCTTATCAAAAAGGCTGATTCCGCCGTAACTATCGACACGCCGAACGGCTTCAAAGTCACGCTGAAGAAACCGGGCGTTTTGAGTCAGTTCCGGCTTGTGAAGATGCTTGGCGACGCGGCAAAAAATCAAGTGTATGTCGGCATGATGTTGCCAATGACATACGTGTCTGAAATCGACGGTCGCGCGATTGCATACCCGAACAGCGAGCGCGAACTCGAAGCGCTGATTACACGCCTCGATGAAGAAGGCGTCAATGCCGTGATGAACGGCGTAGCGCAACATTTCGGCGGCCAAGCCGACCCGGAAGCGGCGAAGGCTGACATAAAAAACTAGCGCGCTCTGTTCCGGTTAGCGAAGCGCTTTGGCTCGTTCGAAATGGCGTGCCGTTCGATGTCGCGTTCGCATTAGATGACGTGACACGAGCGGCATTCGCTATCAAGTTTTCCGAGTTTGAAGGCCACAAGTTTGATTACTCGAAAATGGAATTTAAAGAATGATCGGAACACGGACATTCACGAGCATGAACGCTTTCGCGTCTCACCTACTCGCGCGTCAAGCGCTGGTAGTTGTTGAGCTGAGAACAGGGCTTAAATTCGTTACGACTGCCATTAAAGATACCGCCCAGGCAGAGCTAGGCCACTACCAAGCTGCGGTCGGGCCGTTTGAGGCATGGAAGGAATTGGCGGACGCGACGAAAGAGGACCGCGTGCGTCAGGGCTTCACAGAGAACGACCCGCTGTTGCGCAGTGGCGCGCTGAAAGAGTCTGTAGCTGATGAAGTGGTGGGATTAGACGGCTATGTAGGGTCCGACAAGGACGAAGCCGTATGGATGGAGCTAGGAACCGACAAAGCCCCGCCACGGGCTTACCTTGGGCCTGCTGTGATCCATAACGAAGACCTCATCAAGGAAGTGCTAGGCGCGGCGCTCGTTACCGGGATTCTCGGATCGGGAGTTAAGTCAATCACGACCATGACATCGAAGCTGATCAAGTAATCGCGCGGAACACTCGCAGCAGGATATAGAGCGCGGGCAAGCCGATCACGAGCACGAAGAAGCAAAGTATTGACCGCCCCGCGATGCTCGCCACTTTCAAGGCCTGCTCTTTTCGCAGGGGCGAAAGTGTGCGCGATTGCACATTCAGCGGGCGGATATTCGGATATTGCACAAACTCGAAATGATCGGCCGCCCACTCATGGAACTTGAAAAGGTAGTTTTTCATAAGCCCAAAACGGTAGTAAAATGCCACTTCTACATCGGAGCGGCTATGTTTGAAAGCAAAAAGGGTGTGCCGGGAATCTACGCGATTGTAAACCTGAAAGACGGAAAGCGATACGTCGGATCGGCGGTTTGCCTAGGGACGCGTGCTAGGGCGCACGAAAATCAGCTTGCGGGCAATCGCCACTTCAATAGGCGATTACAAGGCGCATGGAATCGCGACGGAGCCGATTCGTTCCGTTTCGATGTTATCGAAGTGGTAGGAAGCACGTCCGAATTGATCGCAGCAGAACAGCGCCATATAGATGCCGCTGCCGCGAACAGATACAACCTTCGACCGAAGGCAGAATCCAATTTAGGGATTCGATGGAGCGATGAGTTCAAGGCAAAGATTAGTGCGGGGCTGACTGGGAAAGTCCATAGCGAAGAAACCAAGCGGCGCATGAGCGCATCGCACAAGGGAAAAATTCGCTCAGCCGAGCACACAGAAAAGATCATTGCAACGAAACGCGGCGTCCCACGCCCTGCTCACGTAATTAAGGCGTCTTCCGATTTTTTAAGGAAATTCACCGATGCTCAAGTGATTGAGATAAGGGCCTTGCGCGCACTTGGAAAGACATACCGCGTTATAGCGGAGCAATACAACTGCTCACAATCAACAATCCTCTTTGTTGTCAAAGGAAAGGGGGTTTGCTACTCGGGGTGATATTATCTTTGAGGCATTTCGCATAGGCGTAAAATTAAGCCTTGTCAATGAAGTATCGCATGGTTTGATTGCGATGGCGAAGGATTTTAATAAGGCGGAATACGCCGCCGATTCTCTGCGCTCGAAAATCGGCAAGATGGGCACTGCAACAAAATTCGCATTCGGTGGCGCTATCGCTATGGGCGCGGGCGCTGCAATCCTGATGTCGATGAAGCCCGCCATTGATGCGGCGAAAAAGTGGGAAACCGCCAAGGCAAATTTCAGCCTTTTCGGCATGGACGCAGCGCAGAACAACGAAGCGTTCAAGTTTGCACAGAACATGAGCATCGTAGGCTCTACCTACGTTGACAACCTGCACAAGATGACGGAAGCGCAAGGCGCTTTCCGTGAGTCGGGCCTGAAGGGTGACGAAGCATTGGCGGGCGCGAAGCTCGCAGCGCCGATGCTGGCTCGCTTGGCTGTCACGGCCAAGGCAGGCGGACACGAAATGTCCGAGAACGACGATAAGAACCTCATCCGCGCTATCGAAATGTCGGGCGGCCTGAAGGACGCCAAAACGTTCAACAGTCGCGCGGACGCAATTTATAAGCTTGTCGGCTCGTCGGGCGGGCAGGTGCATTACGAAGACGTGCGCGCGTTCTATGCGCGAGGCGGCGTTTCGGCAAAGGGATTGACCGAAGACGCGCTTATGAAGTTTGAGCCGCTTATGGGTGAAATGAAGGGCACATCGGCCGGTACGGCGTTGATGACTTCGTTTAACCGCTTGAACGGTATCGTCAAGCTTCCTAACCAAATCACGCACGAACTCGTGAACGCTGGTTTGTGGAACGGCAAAAACATCGAGTGGAACAATCAGGGCGGCGTTAAAAACATCAAGTCTGAGGGCCTGCTGAAAGGCGCTGATCTGCTTCAGTCTGACCCGGTGAAGTGGGAGAAAGAAATTCTAGAGCCCATGTACGCAAAAATGGGCTTGACCACGCAGAACCAAAAGAACATCGAGAACGCGCGTTTGTTCGGGCGCACTGGCGGCACGCTGTTTTCTCTCATGCAGCAGCAAGCGCCAGCAATCGAGCGTTCGCCGGAAGCGATCAAGAAGCGCCTTGGCGTCAATGACTCATACGCTGACTTGCAGAAGACCACGCAAGGCCAAGAGAACGCAGTCGCGGCGAACTGGCAAAACATTCTGACTAACCTCGGCACTGCAATTTTGCCGAACGTCAATGCGGGGCTGACGACATTCAACGGCATCCTTACCAAAATTGCCGACTTCACGCGCGACAACCCCGGATTTGTGAAGTTCGCGATGTATATCCCACTTATCACCGCCGGAATTCTGATCGTAAGCGGCGCTATCGCTATGTTGGTCGCGGCATTCATATTTATCGGCGCTCCGATCCTTCTGGCTGTAACGGCGGTGACATTGCTAGGCACTGCGCTTGTGTGGATTTTCAATCTAATCGATTGGGACGAAGCAGGCCGAGAAATGCGGGCAGGATGGCAAGCCATCAAGGATGGATTTTCTAGTTTCTTTGGATGGCTCGGCGGCCTATGGTCGCATCGTCCTACGTGGATGGGCGGCGATGGCGGAACTGCGCCCGCTGTACCCGGCGATAAGCCTAGCAGCAACGATGCGCCTAAAACGCCAAACATCCGAACTGCTAGCGACAAGAAGGCCACGGTCGTAGCTAGCCTGTACCTGACGAAAGACGGTCGCGAAGCTCTCGCAGAATCGACGGCGCAGCACATCGCAACGGAAGGTTCAAAGGGCACTGGCTCGGGCAACTTCGATCACGGTATGACAATGGGTACTCCGGGGATGGGCTTCTAATGTCTGATGTCGAATTAATCCTTGGTGATGTCACTTTCGCGGAAGAGGAAATACCGGAACACATCGCTGTTAAAACCGGTCACAAGGCAATCGTGACCAAGTTCGTAGGCGGCAAGCGCGA